GATAAAAACAATAAAAGTAGTAGTCTAACCGAAAATGATTTGATGTCAATTAATGAATCAGATATTAAAGAAGCCGATAAACTAGATTTTTCTACATACATTAATCCTGAACTGGAAACAGAATCGGTTGAAAAAGTGCAATTTAGTTCATGCACTGATTTAATTAGTCATCGACATGATTATCCACACGATACATATAAGGAGTCAATTTATATTAAACGGCGAAAACGTGTTGTTGAAATCAAAAAAATACCCCAACATGAACAAAAATCAATTGAGTGGTTGAATCAACGTAATGAATGTTTAACAGCCACAGCAGTTGCGGTAGTATTAGATGAAGATCCGTATAAATATCCGATCGAATTATTAATGGATAAATGCGATAGAGGTGTGCCATTTGTAGAAAATGAAAACGTTCATCATGGGAAAAAATATGAACAAATTGGTACTATGTTTTATGCATATCGGAACAATATCGTGGTTGGTGAATATGGTTTAATTCAACATGATAAGCATACATTTATTGGTGCGAGTCCTGATGGTATTTGTGATAAAAATGCTCTCGATAATACAAAAATGTCAAAATTAGTTGGGAGATTACTCGAAATTAAATTCCCGAAAACTAGGAAAATTAATACTGAGGGAAAATTAGATGGTGATATCTGTCCTAGGTATTATTTTTTGCAAATTCAGACACAACTTTTTGTTACCGAATTAGATGAATGCGATTTTCTACAATGTAAAATAGAAGAGTATGATTCTTGGGAAGATTTTATTCAGGATTCAAACGCCAAAATACCTGGTTTATCCAAAAAAACTAATTTAGAAAAAGGTTGTTTAATTCAGCTTTTGCCAAAAGCAATGATAGGCGTCGGTGATCCCAATATGTGTTTGTACAATGCACAATATATTTATCCACCTAAATTACATATGACACACGATGAAATTGAAAAATGGATTGCCCATGAAATTTTACATTATGATAAAAATGAATTTTCAAAAAAATACATGATAGATAAAATTATTTATTGGAGATTATCTCAAGTTGCTTGTCATTTAATTAAAGCGGATCCGATTATGTTCGAATCAAAAATACCAACTTTAAAACAATTTTGGGATTATGTGTTATTTTACAGAAAACACACTAAAAAATTGGATAATTTAATTAAATTAGTAGCAGAACTAGGTAATAAAAAATCCGCGGAAATATTTGAACGGGTTCATAAAGATTATCTTAGCATACATCCTAATACCAAATACCAACCTCTTTACCAAAGCGAAACAGAATGGAGAAAAAAATATAATATAAAATACGCTAATTACCAAAAAAATAAATCATTCTGGCTAAATAAAAAGAAGAAAACAATTGTTAATGTTTAAATAAATCATCCTTAAAATATATGCATATACATATGCGGATATTTTAATATGTGTAGAAAATATATAAATCCAAATGGTTAAAAAAAAAAGTTGTCCAAAAGGTGAAATTAAAAGAAAAGCATACACTACTAGACGCAATAATAAAAATATTCGTGTACCATCATCATGTATTAGATCAACTAGTTCAAAACAAGTAAAAAGATCCGATATTGATAAAGCATATATTGCCAAAAGAGAAAAAATACAACACCAAATAGCACAAAAATACGGCTCCAAAAGATGTTCCACAGGTCAAATAGAAAGAGCTGGATATACCCGTAAAAGTTTTAAACGAAATAATGGTAAAGTAGTAAAAAAATCAGAAGTGCCGCCAGTTTGCGTTAGAGATACGGGAAAAGTAGGAAAAGGACCAAAACTTCCTTTGGTTATGGAAAAAAATATACTAAAAAAATTTGGGTATAATAATGTTAAAAATATGTCGGCACGAAGTAGGCACATTGCATTAAAAAAAGCATACGAAAATATGGGCAATTCATTATCGTTATTTAGGAGATTAAATATTGTTTCAACTATGAATCGTAATAAAGATCCAACTTTGGCCAAAATTTTTAAAGATGATGCAAATTGGGTTAGAAAAAATTTTGGTTCAACAAAATCTGATCGACGATCCGGAAGCAAAACGAGTCGATCATCTTCCGGTAATAAAAATTCCCGCAAAGCAACATCAGTACCAAGAAAGAAATAATTTGTCTAAATATCTTCATTATTAATATAATAATGCCAAAGAACATATGTGCTCCAAACAAATATGATCCTGAAAATAATACATGTTTTGCTATTGACCAATTAGTTGAAATAGCCAAAGCTTATAATAGACATGTTACTAAAACCAAATTGGATCCTGTTTCCAAACAAAAATATGATGGCGCTAATTTAATAAAAATAAAATCCGATAAAACATATTTATTATCGGAACTCAAAAAAAGGTTCGATAATATTTGCCATGGTGATGAATATTGTATGACACAACAATCTTTTATGAATGAAATTGTTGGAGAAATAAGAGACGATATTACTAATAATACATTCAGAACAAAAGGTCCAGATAATTCAAAAGAATGGTTAAGCACTGTTGATATTGATAATATCATGTCGCAATATGAAAATATTTATCCAAACTTTAAATTTTTTGGTGCAGTACCCTTGAATTGTGATGAGCTACCGTTTTGTTCCCTTTATAAATTGGATTTTGGGAATTATATCAAAAATAAATTTGTTGATCTTGCGATTATTTTTAATTTAGATAAGTATGGTCAACCTGGCTCCCATTGGGTTGCGCTTTTTATTGAATTACGTAATGGAAAAATTTATTATTGTGATTCAACCGGAAAGCGACCAATGGAAAATATTCAACAAATTATTGACCAATTTATAGAATTCCATAAAAATAAAACGGGAAAATCGGCTGTTTACAAATACAATGATAAATCCTATCAACAAGATAGTTCAGAATGTGGTATATATGCATGCAATTTTATTATAAGAAAATTAGCAGGAGAAAAATTTGAAGATATTATTAATCACGCATTGAATTTTGAGGAAATTAATTCATGCAGAAATATTTATTTTCGTAATAATACTAGTAAATTTAAATCGCATGCAAAGTGTGACCCATAATATTAATTTTGTATTTAATCATTTGTATCCTGTTCCAAGTATGTTATCTTAAAACACATTTTGAATGGCATGGCGAAATCATAATACTGTTCTAGTGTATTGGTAAAATTTAGTACGATTTGTTTGATTATGATACCAGCACGAGATTTTTTAAGGGATTTATTAATGGTTACTTGTTTATCAAATTCTAATGGTAATGGATCCATTGTTGAACCCGATAAACTGAATAGTACTTTTTCGTTACATTCTGTATTATATGGTTGCGATGCTGTATAAAAAAGTTTATCTTTATAGCTATCCGGTTTACCACGAAAACCAAGAACCGGAAAAATAGTATCGTTATCAACCATTAAATCAAATTTTATATTCATAGTATTTTTGATAGTAATGATTTTTTTATCACTAATAGTAAAATCCAAAAAATTGGCTTGGTTTTTAATATAATCCAAAAGAACATTAATTTCATATTTACTGGGCGGAATAATGATTCTATTTATTTTATTGTTAAAATAAACCATAAATTTGTTATTAAATCTGGTAATATTATTGGCATTATACGGTAAATAATAATCTACCAGTGTAATATCTGTTATTTTGTTATCTGTTTTAAATCCAATCGTAATATTTTTTAAATCATTATGATCATTCAATGGATTAAATTCAAGATCCAAATGTTCTATATTTTTTTCGTTTTCAAATCTTTGGCATGTTGATGTATTAATTCCTTTAATTTTATTTTCATTATTTTTGGCTTCTTTTTCTAATATTTTTTTATACTGTGCAACTGCTCTTTTGATATCTTCTTTTTCCTTATCCAATTCAGCAACAACTGATTTATTATTTTCCGACAAATATTGATTTTTGAGTTGTATAATTTCTTTGAACCTTTTTTCGACTATTGGTAAAGAATCTTTGGTTAAATTTTCCAAATCATACATTTTTATTTCTGGTTGATTATCATCACTGT